AGCCTGCAAGTCATGGAATTTCCAACTTCCCCTAAAATTAAAATGGCACGTCTTGGTCATCCATAGAAGGACGGCGAGACTTGGGCGCATCTTCTTCGCGTGGTGGGTTCATAAATGCCCAACCATCCCATCCACCTTCTTTCAAGGGGATAACATCCAGCTTAAGCATTTCGCCATTTTTAGTAGACAAGACAGAGCCAATGCGCTGGTAGCGGTTCTTGGTCTGTCCGTCTTTGTTGGTGTACGTTCCAACAATGCAAGAGATTTCTTTAGTGATAGCCATAATTAGTGTATATGTTGATTTGCAATTTCCCGAACAATTTGCTCATAGTAGAGTCGGGCGGCATCTACTTTGACTTTGATCTTTTCCTCCAAGACCAAATCTCTTTCATACGGCACTAACGTCACGCGCAGTTCACGGTTGATGTGGTCAACCTGGTGCAGACCAGGCGATTCCCATCCAATAAGGTCGTCAGGCGTTGAAACAAGGCAATAAGCGATTTCTGCATAGGGTTTGTCCCACAGCATCATGTAAGCCCGTAATTGCCATTCATAGCCTTTGTCCTCGCCTTGTTCGGCTAGAACAGGAAATGTGGTCAGACACCAACTGGATTTAATGTCAATGATCTTGTGCGTTGCAACAATGTCAGCCTCGCCCGTAATCCAAGCATTTTGGCGGCGCTCTGTGTTTTTGGCGTAGCTGGTCAACTTCACGGCGTTGTATAGGTCAATGGATGCGTCCTCAACCCGTATACCTTTGTCCATGTACTTGCTAGTGATGCGTTCGTCATAGCCGTAGACAAATTCTTTTGCCAACTTGGTGACGTAGGTCTTAGCGCCCACGGACAGTTCGTCTTTACCTTTGCCATCCGTCATAATTGCAGACAGGGCTGATGCTCTAAATAAAATGCTCATAGTGCGGCTTTCTTTGCGTCTTTAGCTTTGATAATGTGATCTTTGGCTTTTTGGTCGTTGGCAACGGCCTTGATTGCCTCAAAGTAGGCGTTTTTCAGTTCGTCTGCTGTTTTGCAATCTGCAATGTCTGCCAGGTGCGCTTTAAGAACGCTTTCGTCAACTTTATTTGTTCTGATTGCTGCGTTGCCATCATCATCTTCTGGCGCAATACCGCAAGCTGCCATCAGCGAATAACGCCTAGCGTAAGTCAGCGCAGAGCCGTAACCTTGTGGGTCTTGCTTGGCGGCAGGGACATGGAGTTTGCCACATTCCAGCATTTCGCCCGATTCGTGGATAAACACCGTTTCTACAGTCACTCCGGTGGAATCTTCGCTGGTGCGTTGCACAAGGGCGATTCCTGCGCCATTTAAGCCGTCAATCACAGCCTCCACGCAGGCAGACAGGTCAGCATATCGACTTTTGAAATGCGGGTTTGTGGACGATTTAAGGGCTGGCCCAAAAGCCTTTTGTGCTTTGACAAGGGCGGTGGCGATATTTTTCATTTGATGATGTTCCATGTTGACTTTAAAGATTGAATGACTGTGCGACCTTGGCGGCGGTACATGAAGTAGATGCGAATGATGGTCATAGTGCCCACCCGTAAACAAGGGCTGCGGCAAGAGCCACGCCAATCACAGTAGCCAGCGCCATTTCGGCAAACAGTTGTTTACGCATTTCGCGTTTGGATTTGAATCCGGTCATGCTTTTACCTCTTTTTTTGTTTGTTTTACAGGTGCTAATTGTTGTTGCCAATTAGGTTTTTTTCCCAATGAGGAAGTATTTACAAACCAATAGCCTGGCTTGCATTGAGTTTTTAACATTTCTTTTGACGTCATGCTTTCACCTCAATGGTTGCTTCAACAGACATAAGTATGCGATTCAGCACAACTTCGCCAAGGATTGCGTCCATCTTTCTGGCGTGCTGGTCGGCGGTAAGACTAACTTCGTTGACGATGCTTTTCAGCGAATGGAGTGCCTGGTAGACTTTAAGCAGATCGTCAAGACGGACGGTGGGAGTAGTTTGCATTTTGCTTCCTTAAAAGACCCCGAACCGTTCGGGGCATGGCGCTATCTTACACACATTTGTGATGGTTCTAGACTTTTTTTTACTTTTATTTGGGTGTCAATTCTAAAAATTGTATCCATCACAGATGTGATATAAACAGGCATGAACTTGCTAGACATTGCAATTAACGCTGCGGGTGGTGTAGCGCGGCTGGCTGAGAAGCTGGACGTAAAGCCTAACGTGATCTCCAACTGGCGCACTAGGGGCGTTCCACGGGGATGGGAGGCTTTGCTGAAGGTGAAGTTTAAGAAACAGATTGCAGACGCAAGGAAGTTGGGGTAAGATTGGGACATCCCTTGGCGGGGATTTTTGTAGTAAGCCTTAGATGGAACTCTGCTGGTACTACCCAGTCCGCCAACACCGGCAACGGTGAGAGTTCCGCCTAAGGCTTTTTTTTTGGAAATTTGATATGAAAAGACCATCTTTTCAGTTCTATCCATCGGACTGGTTGAGAGACACGGCGCTTAGATCATGCTCACCAAGTGCGCGTGGTTTATGGATAGACATGATTTGTTTTATGCACGAAGGTAATCCTTACGGACACTTGAAGGTTGGCAACAAGGTTATCCTTCCGTCCAAACTTGCCAGCATGGTCGGGGCAACCTTACTTGAAGTTGAAGGTTGGTTGAGTGAGTTGCATCAGGCCGGTGTTTACGAAATTGCCGACACGGGCGAAATCTATTCCAAACGCATGGTCAGAGACGAATGCCTGCGAAACAAGAGGGCAGAAGGTGGGAAACTAGGTGGAAACCCTAGTCTCAAGGTTAACCTTAAGGTTATCCCTATGGTTGAAAAAGAGGTTAAACAAAAACCAACCCCTTCATCTTCATCTTCTTCTTCATCTTCATCTTCTAACAATATTAAAGCCTCACGGCTCCCAACAGATTTTGAAATACCGGTTGACTGGAAACAATGGGCAAGATCGCAAAGGTCTGACATTGATGTTGACATGGAGGCTGAATCTTTCAGAGATTACTGGTCATCAAAAGGTGGAAAGGAAGCCTGCAAGACTGATTGGCAAGCAACATGGAGAAATTGGGTTAGAAGAACCAATCCATCAAAAACTGTATCAACCGTATCAACTTTACCCAAATTCCGTTAGGAGAACACATGAAAGGCCACGAAGGAATCATCAAACTGCGCCTGGCAGGAAAAGCGCCAAAATTAGTTTTATTGGACGACCTAACCCACCCTAGCCCAATGACCGACTGGGAAGGCTACGACTCCATGCCAACAGTCTGTGTCCACGGGAATGCGATAGAAGGGCTTGATTTGCGCTTTTTAGTCGGATGTAAGGTCAGCATTACCAGCCATTCAGAAGATCGCGCAAAACGCCTGTTTAACGCCTGCAAAGCGGCAGGGGCGAAGTGGGTGGCTGCAAGCCATACGGAAATATACGGCTACAAGGCAAAAACAGGATGGATGGAGTTTTATCATGGCTAACTTTATTGACGACACAATTGACTTTTCGCAATACTTGCGGGAGACTGACAACAAGCAAAAGGTCAAGCCAGCGGCAGACTACATCCCTGCCATCAAAGACCGAATGCGAACGATTGCATCAGAACGCAGGGTGTGGATGCCTTGGGAAAAGACCCGAGATTCGTTCTATTTCCGACCAGGCGAGATGACAATTTGGGCAGGTCAGAACGGACACGGCAAGAGCCAGCTAACGGCTCAGATCGCAATGGAACTGATGCGCCAAGGCGAAAAGGTGTGTATGGCATCATTTGAAATGAAGCCGGTGCAGACAATTCGCCTGATGAGCAGGATGTTTATCGGAACCAACCCATTTACACCCGAATATCAAAACTCTGAAGGCTATGGCGTACTGGACGAAATGTTTGATGCCTTTGGCGCATGGAGCAATAACCGGCTTTGGATTTACGACCAATTGGGCGTGACCAGCCCCGAAATCGTGATTGGAATGACCCGATATTGTGGCAAAGAACTTGGCATAAAGCACATTTTCATTGACTCCCTAATGAAGGTCGTTGGGGGGGAAGATGACATGAACGGGCAAAAAAACCTAGTTGGCGAATTATTCAGCATAGCCAAGGACTTGGATGTACACGTTCACCTAATCCACCATGTCAGAAAACCAGCCAATGAGGACGAAATTCCCGATAAATACAGCCTCAAGGGAAGCGGAGCCATTAGCGACCAGCCCGACAATATCTTCACAATTTTTAGGAATAAGAAGAAAGAACGTGACGTTCGGGAGGCTGGACAGTTCGGAAAGTTTGCGGCAGAACCCGATGCGCTGCTACTTTGCCGGAAACAAAGGCACTACGAAGGCTCAGGGGACGGCGAACCGGCGATTGGGCTATGGTTGCACAGGGACTCTGGACAATTCGTCGGCAATGCTGGCGATATCCCGTCAACCTATGAGTGACACAAAATGAACGACCCTTTCAAAATCATTGAACCAACTTGCATTGGCTTTTCAGGCGGCAGGTCATCGGCATATATGCTTTGGAGAATTATTCAATCAAACAACGGTTTGCCAAATGATTGCATTGTTACCTTTCAAAACACAGGTAAAGAGGAAGAAGCAACTTTGCGGTTTATTAGGGACTGCGAAATTAATTGGGGTGTCAAAATACATTGGATTGAGCGTGTTTTTGATGATGTGGGCTTCAAAGTAGTTAACTTCAAGACTGCTAGTAGGAATGGTGAGCCATTTGAAGCGTTGATTCAAAAATACAAAACCCTTCCAAATCCAGTTTCTAGGAACTGTACCGGTCAATTAAAAATACGCGCACAAGCGCTTTTTATTAAATCCCTTGGAATTTTTCCTGATTATGGTTATTCAGCAATTGAAAAATTTGGGTGGGTAGGCATTCGGAAAGATGAAGAGCGCCGTGCTGCTAAGATAACTGACAAGTCAAGAATTCCTCTTTGGAAAGCTGGCATTACAAAAGAAATGATTGGCGAGTTTTGGAAAGCTCAATCATTTGATTTAGGTTTACCCAACATGAACGGCGTCACTATGCACGGCAATTGTGATTTGTGTTTTTTAAAACCAATGCCTCAAATTCTTTCTTTGATTGCTGAAAAACCAGAACGAGCTATTTGGTGGGCAAACATTGAATCACTAAAACTATCAAAAGACCCATCAGGTTCTATTTTTAGAATTGATCGACCAAGTTATGCAAATATGATGCAATTTTCTGAAGATCAGCACGATATGTTTGATAAAGACGAAGAATCAATTGCTTGTTTCTGCGGTGATTAATGTCTGACCGCGCCCAACTTGAAAAGGCAGAGGCAAGAATGCTTGTGCCGTCCTACTTTGCGACTGTTGCGCTATTAGGCAAGCCAAAAGCCAATGCCTGGCTAACAAAGCAGATCGCAAGGATTGAAAAACACTACGGGGCAGGGTTTGACCACCGATGCCGATCTTATATGCGGGAAATTGTGGAGACAGAACTATGCGACACGCAGCAAGGGTAGACGCTAATCACAATGAGGTGGTGGACGCCTTGCGTAAGGCTGGCGCGTCTGTTCAATCATTGGCGGCACTTGGAAAGGGTGTTCCCGACCTTTTAGTGTCAATCAGAGGGGTTAACCTACTAATGGAGATAAAAGACGGAAGCAAACCTAAATCAGCCCAAAAGCTAACGGAAGATCAATTGAAATGGCACGGCGCATGGCAAGGCCCAGTTTGCGTTGTTGATAGCCCCGAAGCTGCGTTAAGAATGATTGGGGTAATAAATGAAGCTTTCAATTGAATGCGTAAACCCCGTCCAAGCGCATACGGCAATGACCAAAAGCATTTGGCCTCAATTAAAGAACGCTTTAATAGCTGGTCAGCGCATGGTGCTTGAAATTAAGCCTTCAACCCGTAGCCTTGAGCAAAACGCTCGATTGTGGGCAATGCTGACCGACATTAGTAATCAGGTGGATTGGTATGGACGCAAGCTAACACCGCAGGACTGGAAGCACGTTTTCACAGCCTCGCTAAAAAAACAGGACGTAGTGCCAGGCTTAGACGGCGGATTTGTGGTGCTTGGATTGTCAACCAGCAAGATGACCAAAGCCGAAATGTGCGATCTTCAGACCCTAATGGAAGCATTTGGGGCAGAAAAAGGCGTGAGGTTTTCAGCATGATGTTCCCCAAGACTCAATATTTGCGGGACAAGAAGCGCCTAGAAGCCTGCCGCGCCCTACCCTGCCAGCATTGCGGGGCAGAAGATGGGACTGTGGTTGCAGCCCATAGTAATGAGGGGATACACGGCAAAGGAAGGGGCATTAAAGCCAGCGATGAGTTTATTGCCGCCTTATGCTTTACTTGCCACGCCAACTTAGACCAAGGCAAGATGAGTAAGCATGATCGTGCTGAAATGTGGCATAACGCCCATATAAAGACCATATCATTACTGGACAAAACATGAGAATCTGCAAATGCGGCGGGAAAATCACACAACATGAATTAACAAACAACAGAGAAGCATGGCATTGCCGAACGTGCGGTAGATATGAAGCAATTAATAGATTAGTTGATCAAAATGATATAATGCACCCGTCAAGTGCTGGCACACAAGACAAGTATGAGGCCACTTTCTCATGCGTTACCCCTAAAAAGGACTGATGTGCCAGCATTAGAACGCAGTAGAAAGTGGCTTTTTGCGTTTTAGTACCGATTGCTAATGACGAAACAATGCACCCTGTCACGGTGGCTATCGAGAAAAGTGATGCGCTTACTGACAAGCCAGCGCGTGAACTTGCTAGGGGTATCACAAGAACAGAGCAAAATGGGTGATTTGGACGTTTAGCCAGCGGAAAATAGGCGCTCTGGAAATAGAACCTAGACCTTAAGGGTGCAGTAGTCCTAACAGGATGGCTGAAGAATGGTGGGGTATCACCTTCTTGGCTTGTCCTATTCTCAAACAATAATGCCGACCTACCCACATAACGCCCAATGCTCAGAGTTAGGGTGCAAAGAACCTAAGAGCCGCCTCAATTCCTTTTGTCTAAAGCATGGAGGTAAAGACAACCTGGCAATGAGAGAGACAGACAGCATCTATCAAACACCAGCATGGCGAACAGTAAGACAACGACAGCTATCCATCCAGCCTCTATGCCAAGCCTGCCTATCTAGGGGTAAGGTAGAGGTAGCAGCACACGTTGACCATGTATGGGCATGGAAGCATATAGGTAAGCAAGCCTTCCTGCGTAACATCTTTCAATCCCTATGCCATGCCGACCATAGCCATAAGACGGGGCTAGAGAAGCAAGGGCGGTATATCCATTACACAGCGGATGGAGAGAGGGAATACACCATCAATGACTATGCTTATGTGGTGACAAATGTATAAAGGTACTCAATACCAAGCGGAAGGCTCTTCTGTTGTTTACTGGATACACAAGCCAGAACACACAGATATAACCAAAGAAGGATATGTTGGAATAACCAACAACAAGGCTCAAAGTCGGTGGGTAGATCACAAAAGCGCTTCACGCAGTAGCACAAAAGACAATTGCACAATAGTCAACAATGCCATACGCAAACACAAGGATTTGATTTATGAGGTTGTTTTAGTAGCCGACACCCGTGAATACTGTGAACGCATAGAAGGATTGTTAAGGCCAACAAATCGCATTGGCTGGAACATTGCAATAGGTGGAATGCCTGTTGATACGATGATGGGAGGCATAGCCAATCGTAAAAGATGGATTCAATATTGGATTGACAATCCGACAGAGGCGGCAGAACGATGGTGGGAATCAGAACGATTAATGCTTAAAAAACAAGCAACAAGGCAGCGTAAAGAAAGAAAACCAAAGCCATTTACTCAAGAAAGAAAGTCTAACAGTTCTAACAAATCAGGATATACAGGAGTTGCATGGTTTCCCAATTACAGCAAATGGAGGGCGCAAATAGGTATTACGCCAGGGGTAATTGGGCTTGGGTACTTTGAATCAAAAGAAGATGCGTATCAAATGTATTTGAAAGCGGATGCGGTTAAATTGCTATGGAGACAAGGATTTATTGATAAAAATCAAGCTATTTTGCAAATAAAAAGCCTTCAAACGCGAAAATTTCGTTTAACAACTAAAAACGGTGGCAACCGTTAAAAAGCAAGCGCGCCCCCAATAGCGCACAAAATGGGTTCCAATAGGGGGTGGCTAAAATGGAAACCCAAAAAAGGACAAGAAATGAACAACCGACTGCCGCCTGAATTGCACATCGTGCATGGAACCAAAGCCGAACATAAGGCAAAGCCATTGCCTGAAAAGGTACGCCAGCGCGTTCCCAAGGCTGATTGGCTGGATGACCCTGATGCGTGGGACAGAGACGCTTTTGTGCGGGAAACAAGCGATTTCTTGTGGGAAACTTACGGCATCGGCTCAAATCAAGACAAGCACATCCTGGCGGCGTTGGCTATGCAGTTGGATATTTACGTTCAATGTTGCAAAGGCATCAAGGCAGGCGGCATCGTGGTCAAATTCAATGGCGGCGCTAATGTTGGCCCTAACCCCTATCTGACCGCAGGCGACAAAGCCTTGGCCCGTGCAATCATTCTGATGAACGAATTGGGACTCACGCCCCGTGGACGATTGGCAACAAACAAGGTTGAAGGCGGCAAATACGCGGATCTGCTGGCTGGCCCATGAACTACGAAGATGGGATTTTCTATGCCGTGCAAGTGGTTCGCGGCGAGATTTTGGTCTGCCGAAATATCCGTCTTGCCTGCCAACGGTTCTTAAACCAGCTTGAAGATCGCGCATGGGCTTATGAGTTTCACTCTAAATATGCCCAACACGTTCTAAAGTTTATTGGCACTTTGAGACACACCAAAGGCCCAGACGCTGGCAAGCCTTTAATCCTTGAGCCATTCCAAATCTTTATTATTTGCGCGGTCTACGGGTTCCGCAGTAAAAAGGATTTAAACAAACGCATGGTGACGGATGTAATTATTTACATTCCTCGCAAGGCTGGAAAGTCTACGCTAACGGCGGCAATTGCCCTGTACGAACTAGGATTCGGTGAAGCTGGCGCAGAAGTCTATTCGCTGGCGACTACCCGTGACCAAGCGGGGATTGTGTTTACCGCAGCCACCGGATTCATTGGTGCCATGCCGCCCGACATTGCCGCGCTGTATTCCGCAGGACGCCATCAGATCATGAAGTCAGGTGATGCCCAATCCATGTTTAAAGCGTTGAGCCGTGATGCCAAAAAGACAGGTGACGGTCTAAATCCCTCCTGCGCCATCATTGACGAAGCCGCCCAAATCGTAGACCGCAACTCAATTGAGGTGCTGCACTCGGGTATGGTTGCCCGACAGAATCCATTGCGCGTCTACATCACGACCGCCAGTTTTACAAAGGAAACCAAGTTTTACGAAGATATGACCATGCTTCAGACCATGCTGACTGGTGAGGCAACGGATAACCCGCATTGGTTTGGTTTGCTGTACAGCCTAGACCCTGGCGATGATTGGCGCGACCCAAAGACATGGGCAAAGGCCAACCCAATGCACGGAATTAGCGTCTTTGAAGATGCTATTGCTCAACGTGCGGAAGAGGCAAAACACAAGCCAGCCGCCCTAAATGAATTCCTTTGTAAGACCCTAAACCTGTACGTCAGCGCAAATTCTGCATGGATTGACCGCGCATATTGGGACGATGACCGTTGCAAACTTGGTGAAAAACGCGAACCCGAAGCCGTTTTTATGGGTTTTGACTTGGCAGCAACTCGAGATTTGAATGCAGTTTGCACCTTAAAACGCTTTGCGGATGATGATTACGAAGCAGAATTTAAGTTTTTCTTACCGCAGGACGGGTACGATTTAATTCCCAAACACTACGGCGACATCTTTGATGTAGCGAGGCGCTCGGGCATTTTGCAAGTGACCGAAGGTAATGTAATGGATGACCGCGAGATCAGCGACTACATTATTAAGCAAGCCCAAATCTACGACATTAAGGAAATCGGCTTTGATGCCTACAATGCCGCAAGCCTTGTTGCTCGCTTAAATGATGCTGGCCTGCCAGTTAAAAAAGTGGGGCAAGGAATGGCGGTTTTGAGCAATCCAAGCAAACACGTTGAGAAGTTATTGCTTAACTACAGCGTTAAACATGACGGCAATCCTTTTGTTGGTTGGCAGCTTGGAAATTGCGAAGTTTACGAAGATGTAAACGGAAACGTAAAGG